ATGTTTCCAATGCCTCTCAATACTGGAGTTGATGCTTTTTGTAGAAGTTGTCCAGCACCAAGAGTTGGAAGCATTGATGTGCCTGCCTCAACCGCCGCTTGGGAAAGCTTTTCAGCAGAGGTTACTGGATTTGGTAGTCCTGCTTCATTTTTAAGTTGCTCAAGAACGTCACCAAGAGCGGGCAATCTTCCTTCCGCTCCAACCATTTCAGCTATTTTGTTGTAAATTCTTGGCGTGAAATCAACAATTGCTCCGGCTGTTGCTCCAGCCAGTGCGCCTGGAACTGCACCAACTCCAGCCAATGATGCGCCCATTGCCGCGCCAGCCAATGCGCCGGTTGTAACAGGGTTAATTGCGGCTCGAGCAGTAAGCCCAGCCTGCCTTTGTAGATAGTCTCCAGTTGTCTGAGGTTCAACAGCAGTTCTTGTTTGGTTTAGATCAGATACAAATTTATTGATCTGTTCCGGAGTTGAACTATCCGGAAGGTCAAACTGACCGACTCCAGGTACATCAAGGATTGGCATTATCTTGGAATGACAATGTTGCCGTTTGCGTCAATCGTTGTTTGAATTACCTGTCTGGATGGAGTACCAGTAGCACTTGCTTTTCCGGATGCCTTACCACCTGTGCCAAGATTTTCCCTAAGATCATCTGGAAGAAGCGTATCTGGAATGTCGTATCCAGAATCACGAAGAACCTGCAATTTGCCAAGATATTCACGCCTTCTTTGAGCTGTGAACAAATTCATTCTGTCTGGAAAATCGTTTGAATTTGGATCACCAATTTCAGCCCTAAATCTTTCCGCCTCTTGATCGGTTACTGCGCCTCCAGACCTAGCCTTTAATATCTGATTATTCACGCCAGAAAATGCCTGCATCATCTTGGTGTAGTCTGGATAACCATAGGTTGAAGCAATAGCAGGATTGACCCTTCCCCTGACCGGCCCGTAAAGATTCTCGCTAGTTATTGAGTTAATTGCTGTTCTGCCTAAATCAACAAGCGATTTGTAGTCTGTAAGTTCTCCAATCTCTTTGATTGGAAGCTTCTTGAAATTATCCTTTGCTGATTTATACATATCGTCTCTGGCAACAGTAAGAGCTTGAGCCAATCCCTGATTGCCAGCCGCCTGCGCCTCTGCAATTCTTTGATTTGCGTAAGCCAAGCCTTGCGCTGCTGTTTCAAACTTTGTTGCCATCGCTTGGTTTACTTTTTCAGCCGGAGTTACGGATGGCATATTCCCCAATCCAGGTACATTAACCGCGCCTCCATATTCCATCATTCTTTGATTTGCAACAGCCTTTCTTCCAGGCGTTGTGTTTGGATCATTGTAAATAGCCTGTTCTTGGTCAATCAAAGATCCGCGAACATCAGCATCCATGATGTCCTTGTCTGCCGCAAGTTTCTTCACCGAAAGATCGGTAAGCCTCTGGCGCAATTCGCGTTCTTTTTTTGCTTCCGGCCCTTCAAAATTAAAGCTTAATCCACCCATATATTTACTCCTATCTGCTGAATGAGAACGAAGGCATTAGCGAACCAATACCACCAGCAATCTGCGCAAATTGTTGCGCTCCGGATGGCTGGCTTGCAATTGCGCCAACTTGCGCGCCGTATGTTCTGGCTTGGTAATCAGATTGTGAGTTATATAATTTATTAAATTCAGATGTAAGTGCAACTGGAATGGATTGATCTACTGCTTGGTAGAAGTTTGCTGCCGTAGATGGCTGTTGGTTGAAGCCACCAGGTAATGCTTGATTGGCTTGGATGTAGTTCTGCATTGCTCCCTGTTGTTGGGCTGTGCGTTGGTTTGCAAGATTGTAGATTGAAGGACCGCCACCAATAAAGTTTGCTGCTGCTCCAAGTCTATTCTGACGCAATGCGTCACGGAACGCTATGTCGGCCTTGAGCGCGTCACCAGTTGACAATCCAGAGCCAAGGAAGTTTTGTGCTGCACCATAGCGAGCAAGCTTTCTGGCTTCGCCAGCAGCACCGATCTGTGCTGCTTCTTGTACCGCTGGTCCAATTCCAAAGATGTTTCCGCGCGCAGTCTGTGCTGCTCTTGCTGCCTGCTCGTAGCCACGCCGTTCTTCCGCACCAATGGTCGATCCAAGGCGCAATTGATTAAGAGCCTCGTCTTCAATCGTCTTACGGAGTTGTTCGGTTTCTGGCGTGGTCGTAGCACCAATCGGCTGAGTTGCCATCTGGCGATACTGTTGACCCAATCCAATCGCAGTGCGATATGACTCTGGATCAATCTGACGTAATTGTTGTGAAGCACGCTCTTCGGGTAGCTGAACGAATGATCTGAAGGATGTGATCTCCTTTAGCCCTTCGGGGCTATCCATCGTAATTGGCGTGAAATTCTTTTGCATATCCTGCGCGCCTGTGACTGCGCTGGTTACGCTCTTTAAGTCATCGTTAAGTTGTTTGATGAATGCCTCTGAAGATGTGCGTTGCGCAGAGCCAGCAGGAAGGTCGGCAAGAAGTTTATTAGCCGTGTCTAGGCGTTCTTTGATTCCAGTAATCTGAGCATTTCCTCGATCAATCACGCTGTTTAGGCGGGATAGCTTTGAATTATTGTAATCATCAACAATGTTCTGATCGGATACTTGAAAGTTTAATTTTGACCCAAGATCAGAAGATCCGTAATTACGATCAGAAGAAAGCTTCGCCAATGCTTCATTAAACTGCGAACCAGCGGCTGCACCAGTAGGCGTTCCAATTCCACCAGCCAAAGATGCGATTTGTTGAGATAAAGAATTATATGTGTTTTGCTTCGCAGTATTATCAAGAAGCTTGAATTGCTCGTCTTGCCTTTGTTGCATTTTAGCAAGCTTTATGTCTGTACTTTTTTGTACTGCTTGATTATATAATGCATTAGAATAATCAGCAGCACCTTGATCTTCTACTGCGTATGGTTTCCCGCCACCATAATACCAAGGTTCTTCGTAAGGAATAATTTTTCCTTCTTCGTCAACATTGTATGCCGTGTAGGATGTGCGCCTATTTGCCATATTATTTAGTCCCAACCGTTAACTCTGGATTACCAATGTTTGTGCCAATCGTGCCATAGAAATCTACTGGTCCTGGCTGACGGTTGAACGCTACATTCTGCTCAACTGAACTATAGGGCGATGTGCCATAAAGACGCTCGAACTGGCGTGTCATCTGATCGCCTAATCCGCGATTCAAGGCATACGCTTGTGGGCTTTGCTCATAAGACCTGCGCAAATTTTCTAGCGTCCTTTGGGGTCCATATTGACGTTCTAGTTGAAGTCCAGACTGCACGCCTGTCTGCTGGTCTAGGGCTGATAGCTGGCGTTCCAATGAGCGTTGTTGTGGCAAATACTGGATGCGAAGCTTATTCTCAAGCTGTGCCATCTCTGGTGCTTTCTCAATATAAGTCTCAATATTCTTTTTATATGCCTCTGCATTGGCCTGCGCTACCGCTGCTGGATCGGGAGGTGGCGGAGGTGCTGGAATAGAAGGTGATCCACCCATGGTGTTATACCCTAGCCTTTCGCATAAATGTCATATAGTCGTAACTCCTTGGTTTACCAGAACGATTAAAGGTGATCCGCTTGCGAGGACCAAAACGCTCCCAAAGGAGCAACAGCAAGCATCTCAAGGATTTAGCACCTTTTGAGGAGATAGTCAAATCAACAAACACATTCTCGCCTTCTTCGCTATGCACATAATGATTAGGCTCTTGCCCATCCTTTATGCACCTAGCCAAAGCGACTCCTGCAATGCCATCCTTATCCTCGACAACGCCAACCATTCCCTGCTTCTCAAACCATCCAAACCACTCAGCCAAGTTAGGCCACATAGCCTCTGGAACACCGCTTTGCTCAATATACTCAACAGCCGTCATATTGTTTCTTGGATCTGAATTGTGTCTGGATTGGCAGCAGCCGTAATTTGGCGTACCGCAAGTTTGTTTGCTGCGCTTGAAATCTTAATGTTAATCAATCGCCACTTCTCATATTTACGCAAGTCGCTTGCAAGCTTCTTTTTTACTGAAGTTGGAAGTACTGCTGGTAGGGTAAATGGCAAAGTTAGAACTGAACTTGCAATGTTAATGTTTGCTTGAACATCAATGTCACCAACATCAATATCGCGCTGGATTGATACAGTCGTATCTGTTGAATATGAGTTGTCAAAGATAACCTCAAAATGGCTTCCATACTTTAGCGAGAAAGGATCTCCAAAGTTAAAGTCTTTTGTGCGCACATAAGATTCATACTCAGTTCCAGCATCTTTGTAATCTTCAGATGTAGTTCCAGCAGGAGATTTGTAGCCAGCATACCTCTCGATGATGCCATTGGTCTTCTTGAACATCGCCCTAGAGCCTTCTTGATTAAAGTTCGTAAGTGTAAACTGCATTACCTGCGGACTCCAAGTTCCCTCAAATGCGCTTAATGCTGTGTTGTAAACCAACAGCGTGTCGTTGTAATCGTTCGATCCAGTAGGTATTGCGAGAAAGTAGCGGTTGTCGTAGTAGATTGCAGTAGCCACTCTAATCGAATCCGTATTGATGCTTTGAATAACATTCTTTACAACTTCTGAAACTGGTATACCAACTGAGCTAAAGTCATCCGCTACAGACCGAACAAGCGATCTGATTCCGTTATCAGAAAGGAATAGAATGTCGCTACTAACTTGGACAGCCGTGCCAGTTGCCACGCATCCAGTATTGTTTGAAATGATTGAAACAATCCAATCTGCGCCAGACGTAGCATCATTTGGAATATCAACTTGGAACACCCTGCGCTTCTTGAATACGATCAGCCTGTTCTTGTAGTAAGGAACAACTGCTGTAATCTGATCTCCGTCATCTCCGTTGACAACAATGCTATTTGTCAAATCCCAAACTGATGGGTCAAGAAGATCAGATGCGTAAAGCGTGTTTCTATTTGCTCCAGATCCAACTCCAAACAATCTATTTTCTGCGTTGACAAGAATCCTAATACCCGATGGAGGAGGACTCACTGTGGCTGTAGCAGTAGCACCAGACCCATCGCCAACAATTGTAACAGTTGGCGCGCCAGAGTAGCCAGAGCCACCATCAACAACAGTTACTCCAGTAACAGCACCTCCAGCTATAGTTGTAATCAAACTTGGCATTGTACCACCAAGGCTAGGTCCAGTAACAATTGCAGTTGCACTTGTATATCCACTTCCTGCGGTTGTGACTGTTATTGCCCTAACCTTTCCACCCTGCCTCTCAACACCAGTTCCATCCCAAAAATGTAAATCGCTATCAGAATCAGATAAAAACATTTTGTCAACAAATTGCGCAAAAGATACTTCGATGTCTTCAGCTACGCTGTAACCGTCTCGCCATTGATTTGTAGCAGATGTCCAGGCTATGTTTGTATCATTCCATGTCGAATATGGAGTATGAACTGTTGCACTTCCATCAGATTCAATGCTGTAAAATCTTCCACCAGTAACAGTAAGCAATTGTTGATATGCTGATGTCTCGTAGTACCGCATTCCACCAACAGAAGTTACCGCGCTAGTTGCTCCAGTTGCAAAACTTGTTGCACCAACACGAGTCTCAAGATTACCCTTTGGAGAAAGGGTCATATTGTACAACTCTTGTACTTGATTTTCGGCTAGTAGGTCAGATTGCAGGCCGCTCGCTTGACCGCCAGTAAAATTGCGTATTCCGTCAAAGGACAGAACATCGTCCAAATTGTCGCTGTAATAAGGCATAAGCCTCCTTTACGCCGAGAACATTTCTTCTATGGTTAACTCGCCTAAACTTTGCGGAGTGATCTGCTTAACTCCACCAACCTGGCTCAACTCGTAGTTAGCCATTAAAGCAAGATCAGCATTGGCGATTTGCGTAATGGCCTGCGCCTTTGCATACTGCCGTTCACGCTCAAGCGCATCTGAATGAGTCAATGCAAGTACCAAATGATGAACGTGTGGTAAGCGAAGCTCGTCATCCAGCGCGGTTTGAGATGGTGGAAAGTCAACAATAATGTTTGTGCGTGTAAGACATTTCAGCTTCTCTACAACACGCAATGGAGTTGTGCCAGCAGTTTTTAATCTTGGGTAAAGGTTTAGCTCTGCTATGCCACTGCTGTTGCGACCAGTAAAATGATAGGTGTCTGGATCTCCAGTGCGCTCATCAGAAAGTAATCCTGGGTCTTGGCTGATTATTGTTGCCAAGTCAATCGGGTCAACCTCTGCATCATTGTAGGCCACCGAGAGAGGAGTCTCGACATTAGTGCCTAGCGTGATTAAACGAGTCGTACCAACAGAGTAGGTGGAATTGGTTACAGTCTCGCGCCATGGGGCAAAGTCCCATACGCGCCGATAGGCCAAGCTTGCAGCCTTCTGCAAGAAAGTAAGCGTATCCGAGTCGGTCTTGCCAACCTTCTCGCCAGCGTATTGGGCGATTTCAGTTAGGGTCATTTAGTTTGATGAAATTGAATTAGGATCAATCTCAACTTCGTTCTCGTCAAAGTATTTAATTTCGCCAGTTATACAGTTTGATTCAATTCTTGCTATCATAAATTATCCTTCGTAGATAATGTTCATTGTTCCAGAACTGAATGTAGAAGATCCAGCAACTGTGGTAAGTCTAATTCTATCCAATGTTAATGATGTTTCTTTTGCTCCTCCAAATACATTGAGATAATCTGTTGTAGTTGCCGCAAGTCCACCAAAAACTGTCCAAATATTTCCAGTTAAATTTGTAATTGTAAAATTACCAGAATATACTGTATTTGCATTCATACTTGTATATGAAAGAACTATTCCTGCTGTTAGGCTTGGAGTTGCATTTGCTCCTCCCGTCCACATCAAACCAGACATACCAGTATAATTACTATTTTCAATTCCTTCGGAGTCTCCTAATTGTAGGTATAATGGAGAAGTTCCTCCTACTGTAACTCTATTTAGCATTACTGTTATTCTTCTTGCCCAACTTGGTATACCAGTAAAATCAATTGCTGTTCCGCTTGTGGTTGAAACTGCTGTAGCGCGCGTAAGTGGTTGAGACAATTTAGCAGGAGTAATAGATCCATCTGCTGGAGTTGATGAGAAAGTTCCAGTTGTTGCCGAAGTAATTCTTCCTTTTGCATCAACTGTTACAAATGGAATTGTTGTAAGACTTCCATAACTTCCAGAAGTAACTCCACTTGTTGCTAGTGTTGCTGTTCCCTGGCTAATTGCAAGGTCGCCAGCAAGAGTTGTCGAAAGATTTGTAATTGTTCCAGTAGTACTATTGAGAGTTGCAATAGTTCCAGTAGTGCTATTAAGGGTTGAAATTGTTCCGCTGGTTACAATCTGTGCTGTAGATGTGGTTGTTCCAGTTGTGAGGGTAGGGATTGTTCCAGTAGTAATCGTTGCAACAGTAGATGTCGTTGTTCCAGCCGTAAGGTTAGGAATCGTACCAGTAGTAATGGTCGCGCTGGTGCTGACTGTCCGATTTCCAGTTGCAGTGCCATAAGTCAACGCGCCAGAAAGATTTAAGCTTGTAAATGTCCCAGCTGTAAGTCCGTCATCAATAAGATTCTGAACTGTAACTTTGCGTGGAGCTAGGGATGCATCAACACTGTCTGGAGCTATTAGCAATAAATCAGCCGTACCAATGGTTGTAATCTCCTGCTGGTTCTTGATAATAGCAGAATTGACAAGCGCGCTGTCAATTAGGTTATGCAAACCAGCAGCAGTAACAGTGCCGTTGGTGGAGAATGTCTGCTGACGATTGATTATGTTTGCCATATTAAGCTACCACCCTTATTGCTGTTGCGTAAATTGTGCCAGCAGGAATTGTTCCATGTGAAATTGTATCTGTATTAAGAATTGTGTATCTAACAACATTTGCGCCTTCAACCCTAAATTGGCTCATCATTCTTGCTCCTGCGGCGGGAACTCCAGCAGTACCAGAACTTGAACTAAGTGAAGTAAGTCCACCAAAAACAATATCACCAATCGCTGCGCCAGAAACTGTAAATGTTCCAGTTGTTATATTTGATCCACTTGTTATTGAATCAAGGTCTTGAAGTGTTGCGCCACTAAATGAGGTAGAACCAGTATTAAGTGAAGTTAATCCCCCAGTAGATCCAGTAATTCTGGCTGTTCCAAATGTAGCGGAAGCAATCGTTGATACGTTTACCGACTCAGTGCCAATCGTGGCAGTTCCAGTAGAGGCAGTAAAGTTTGTTCCAAATGTTGCTAGGCCAGATGCGAACAGCGTTCCAATCGTGGCCGTACCAGTTGACGCTGTAATGTTTGATCCAAAAGTAACAGGTCCTAAAAGACTGCTGTTGCTTGAAACTGTAAATGAACCAGTGCTTTGCACGCCAGTAGTGGAAAGGGATAAGGCGGATGACGTATTATCACCATCAGTAATAACCTGCAACGTGCCATCAATACCACCAGTGCTAAACGTCTTGATTAGCTGTGCGTAACTACTACTGATCGTCTGTGTTCCAAGTGTGGGCATTTAGTCTCCTAGTTAAAAAGGCGGTTTTTAAGGACATCCCAGGCCATTGAGCAAGCAAGCCCTATCAGCCCAGCTACAGCCAGAACCTTCGTCCGCAGGTGTTCTAGCGCACCTAATCTATTAGCAACATCCCCATGAAAAGCAAGTGACCTTTCGACCATTGCGTAAAGCTGAAGCTGACGTTCCTCCATCCTAGCGAGCCTAACTTCCATATTCCAAACTTGTTCCTCGCTCATGGCTTAGTAGCCCCCAAGTCGGATGCTGCACCCATATCTGAATAGCGCGGTAAAACATTGCTATCCACTGGCTTGTGAGAGCAGGAACATAGCAATAGGGCAATAAACATAATTGACATTATAGTTCTTTAATCCATTTAAATGATTCGTCAATCTTGCGAGAAAATTCTCTTCCAAGCAAGTTGTCCCAATCTTTTTTTAATAGCTCAACCTTATTACGGATAGTGTGATCTCCATAAGGCCAGCCAAGTTCGTGTTCTGTGGTGTATTGTTCTACATTATCAAAGTCGTGAATTGGTGAGTCTAGCCCTAAATAATTCCACACGGCTTGCATCGTTTCTTTTGGTTCTTCAGTCAAAGATTCAAAGTGAACAAAATGCAGCTTGTCTTTATGCCTCCTTACTGCATCAGACAATCTTTCAACTGCAATACCAAGTGGGGGCATATTAAGCCAACCCTGCGACCTCTTCTCTATTGTTGTCCAATTTTGGGGGTTTTCTTTTTCCACGCCAGTAAACGGGAAAGGATGCTTCTGCCATTTCTTTTCAAAAGAAGATAGGATTCCCCGCATATCACGAAGCGGAACTAGCACTTTGGCATTAGGCCAGATTGCAAAAAGCATATCTAAATGCCCAATCCAAGAACGACATTTGTCTGCTACAATAGGGCGGTCTGTTAGCCTATTAAAAGCATTCTCGCACCCACCCTTCACATAATCATAGAACAAAGTCTCGCCATCCTTGGGGATAGGAATTGCCTTAAACTCTTCAGTGCCGTGAAATTGTCTAGCTATGTAGCCAATTTCGTGCAATCCGCTGGTTGCGGTTGAGTGAACTTTAGGATTTTGTGCCAGCAAGTTCATTAATAAGGTTGACCCTGCTCTTGGTAGGCCAGATACAAAGTGAATGGTTTTAGACATAGAAGTAGTGTGAACTAAAATAAGGATTTCTACAAGGTCTTTAACACTGTAACATTTGTGTTTCCTTGGAAGGTTAGTCCAACCCCAGCCGTCCAAGAAGTGTCGGTTATTCTGGCTTGAATCACCAATGGCGAGGCTGTGCTGTAAAATGCGGCACTTCCAATAAAAGCTGATTGTGGAACACGGCAAAGAACTGAAGCTAGGTTTGTGCAATTCCTAAATGCATAACTTCCAATACTCGTCACGCTGTTTGGAATAGTGATGCTGGTTAAACCAGTATAACCAAATGCAAAACTTCCAATGCTTATAACGCTGTTAGGGATGGTGATGCTGGTTATATTAGTGCATTGATAAAACGCATAACTTCCAATACTTGTTACTCCATTTCCCAATGTTACACTTGTCAGAATATCGCAAGCTCTAAACGCATAATTACCAATACTCGTCACGCTGTTTGGAATAGTGATGCTGGTTAAACCAGTATTATAAGCAAATGCAGAATTTCCAATGCTGGTTACGCTGGAAGTTGGTGTGAAGGTGACGCTTGTTAGGCCAGCACATTGGCCGAAAGTAAAGTTCTCAATACTCGTTACGCTGTTAGGGATAGTAATGCTGGTTAAACTATAGCATTCATAAAACGCATAACTTCCAATATTTGCTACGTTACTTGGGATGCTGATGCTGGTTATTGGAGTCGCTTGAAACGCATGATCTCCAATAATTGTCACGCTGGATGGAATGCTTACGGAAGCTAGGCTAGTGCAACCAGCGAATGAGCTAGTTCCAATATTCGTTACGCTATTGTCATTTGCAAAAATAACAGAAGTTACTGTAACCTCATCTAGCATCCAAGATACAGGTATATCTCCAGTATTTGTTGAGCCAACTTGCCCTCCAGAAGAGTTGAAGGCTCTGGATGTTGTGATGGGTGCAGGCCCACCACTTCCAATTTTTCGTCTAGTCTGTATTCCTAGTCCTAGTGAAAGTCTTGGCATATAATTACAATACAATCATCCACCAGTAGATTAAGTCTGTGGATGAATGATTTTGGCTAAAATTAACCAGCTATATAACCAATCACAGTGCCAGTTCCAGCCGTGTAGCTGTTAAACTCTCCGTAAATGATGTTTCCAGATCCAATTGTTACGCCAGTAAGCGTTCCGTAATATCTCCCGCTGATTGCGCTAAACGTGGTATCCGTGAGCATCTGGATCGCCCAATAGCCAGCCGTGGCTGTTCCAGTGCTTCCAACAGAAAATCCGTATTGACCTTGAAATTTATCTAATGCTCTTGACATATTATTATCATTTAATCCTTGCGATTGTAAATTGCCATTGCACCGCCAGTTAAAGCAACTTGGTCGATGTCACCATACACTGTTACTCCTGCATTAAATGTGGCAGAAGTTGTTGCACCACTAATAACAAGAGTAGCTGTGGATTGAGTGAGAGCAGTTACCGCATCGTAGCTTCCGGTATTAGTGGAAGCTGACGATGCAATAATTGTCCCAGCATTACCAAGCGTAAGGCGGGATAAGAGTCGCATACAATTAGCTGTGTAATGCGATTCTGTAAGACGTGCCGTTAAGAGTCACGTTCAATGACGCAGGGGATGTTGCAACAGTATTAACCGTGCCACCACTGGAGCTTGCCGTAAACTCAATTACGTTTGTCTGACCTTGGGTATCAAAGCGGATAGCTTTTCCCTTGGCCTTGCGTTGGCTTCGTACAAATTCATTTGCCATATTTTTTTCTCCTTATAGCCGCACGTTTGATACTATCTGGCGTGTACTGGCTTCTAAACCTACTACCAAGCTTTTGTTCCTGGCGATAGTACCCCTTCAACAAGTTTGTTTGATTGACTCCCAGCGGGTTGTCGAGGGGTTCGCCAACCCCCACTAGGCTCAATCTTTGAGGGACGGTGAATCGTTTAAGATAACGAGGGACAGAATCCCTTTCGGCCACAGCCTTTTCCAGTTCGACAACTTTCCCATTTCTGGAGTCCTCGTACTGGTAAATAGGCATATTAGCTATAGTTATTCTTATCCGACTCCTCGGCCATCTTCATCATCTTTTCCTCTTCGGACATTGAGTTTTCACCTTCGGCCATGTCTTCCGACTTGTCCTTGGATTCACTCTCGCTCATAGCGTGTTCCACATTAACGTGGGCAACACCATTTTCGATCATGTCAATTGTTCCAGAGAGTTCTACAGAATCACCTACTTCTGGTGAAACATTCTCACTTCCATCGTTCATCTCGAACTTGGAAATAGGAAGCATTACCATTCCAGATTTTAACATTTTATTCATAGGTTTTTCAGATGAGGAAGAGGCTGGGGAGGTTTTATCCTCCCCAGCTTTCCGAGGACTCATAGCGATTACTAGAGTTCCCATTTAATTATTAGCTATAGTTGGACTTCGCAACGATGACTCGGAAGAACCGAGGATCGAGTTGCTTGGCCGCATAGAACGTCTTGAACGAGGCAATTACGCGCTGGTTGTAAACGTCGCTCTTATCGGGAGCATCGAGGATCGTGACCTTCGGAGCGAAGGGCGAGCCAGAGGCTGCCAACGAGGACAAGCTAGGAACACCAAACGCGCCGCCACCGAGGAGGACGTTGGCATAACCAGTGTTAACACCAGTTGTTCCAACGCTGTTCTCTGCGATGCCAGAAGCGGAGGTATTGAAGGTTTGTACGTTCGTTGAGGAAATCACCGACACGCCAAACAATTTACCGATCTCACCCTTGAAGATGGCTTCGGGATTCGAGTAGCTCGAAACCTTCAACCAATCATCGTCCTGCTGCAAGTCACGGATAACGGCAGGATGCGCAACAAGCGCGTAGCCGTCCTTGATCTTAGGAGCGCGAGCGATGAACAACGAAGTAGCACCATCGAGCAAGTCGGTGGCAGTAATTGCGCTGTTAGCAATGGACGATGTAGCCCAGGTCGTGCCGTTAGTCGTGTTCTGAGCATAACGAGCATACGATTTGGTGGCTACGCCAGTACCAGTGCTGGTCGAAGAATCCTGCACCAACGCGCGGTGACAGAGTGTGTCAGCGTGGAGGGCGGCATCTTCGCCAAGTTGTTTGGTGGCCTGTGCCAAGTGCGAGAACAATTCGGTTGCGAGAACAACATCCGTTAGGATGATCTTGCTTCCGTACTGTACAAGCGTGGCTTCCACTGAAGACAACGTGAGATCACGCTCGTCACCAGAGGATGGGGTTGTTCCTTCCGACAGGGCGGAAATCGCAGTGATGCTTGGGTCCCCAAATCTAAAAAACCTTATGGTTTTATTCCCGCCAGTTTTGGTCGGGTAGGGGGCTTTCATTGCGAATTGCTCCATTTGGAGCAATGGGATTGCACGTTCCAATAACGCCTTCGAGAAGTACGTCTGGAACTGCGCGCTGACTGAGCCAGTAGTTACCATATAATTAAGTATCCTTGTTTGTTATGACTACTCAACCTCTGTCAACTTCGGATGCCATTTTCATCAATTCACGTTCTTGCTCATCAAGAGTCAGTTCGTGAAAAGCTTTAGTCTTGGCAGGACCTTTGGGTTGTCCAGACGCTGGAGTAGTCGCTTTTCTGAGTTGAGAAAGTTCTTTCTCATACTCTGCAACCTTTTTCGACAAATCGGAGGCGGACTCCGCTTGGAGCTTTACCTTTGCAATTCCAACCGCATCCTTGATACCCGCTGGGTAATTACGCAGGATTGCGTGGTTTTGCAACATTTCCGATACGGCTTTATACAATGTGCTGGTTGAATCTTTAAGTTCAGGATTTGCTTCAACTTCATCAAGCAAATTTTTATCCCAAGCAGACTTTAGTTCTGTTTGGGTTT